TCGTGTTCATCCAACTCAACCGTAACCACCTCACCATAAGTGTCAGATGTTTTTCTAATATCCACAATCACATCTGTGACTTTACCATGGATACATCTTACTAATTTAGATTGTTCGAATGGGGGTTTTTGAAAATGCAGACCCCTTATAGTGTTCCTTTTTGAGAAGGATTCGTTTTCTTGAACTATTTGGAAGTCTAACCCTGTTTGGTTGTTAAAATCACCCACATTAAAAGGTACGGAGAAGTGTCCTCTTTCATCGAAATACTTATCGTACTCAATTATGTAACAATCTTTTATTTTGGTCTTAGAAACCCTCATTCAACTTATTTTGAATCGACCCATTTAACTCCGTATAGTATATTTTTATTAGTTCGGAGTCCTCACCCATTTTGGTGAAGTGACTAAGAAAAAGATTTACGTAATTTGTGGCTCCTTTGATTTGTTCCTTAGTGTGACAACTATCAATAACCTTCAACGCCTTTTTATATGTTTTACTTAGACTCATAAACTTTCCTCTATAGTGTGAATATATAGTGGGGTATTTTCACCCACATATGCGTTAAGTACATTAAAATCTAGGTACTCTATTGCATCTTCATGAGATAAACCTTCTTCCAAAAGTACGTCTATCATTTTAGAGATGTCATAGATTAATTTACCACTTAGTGGTTCTAAACCAATAATTGCATCATCGAACCCATCTGCCTGAAGAACTTCAAGTTCGGGAAATTGGTCGTGTATTTTTTCAATATTACTCATATAAATAATATACGAATAATATTTTAATAAATCAAATACTAAAGATGTTTGTCTTTTATTAGTTGGACAAAACTATTAGTTAGGTTCTCAATACTTGTTTTATCTTCCGTAGAGGATTTATCAATAATTGGTCTAATTTGATTTTTATTGTTATAAAGGGTATTTTTATTTACTTCTGACATAATAACTTAGTTTTTAATTTATTCTTTACCTGAATCACCGCAAGGTCCGGCGTTAAATGAACCTCCATCACAAATGGGTGCCGCAGAACAACAATCTATGAATCCACGGGAGTCATCACACTCACCCGGAGCATAAATACATGGACTGTTACAAAAGCACCTGGCCCATTCTAGTTGTTTATAGTAACACCCACACCCAATCACTTCTTTATTGTGATGAATAACACTTTGTGTAGGGGTTTCAGAACTATCTGTTCTGAAATAGTAATCTACCTCTTCGACATCTATACTATATGCAACTTCATGGACGTACCTATAACCCATAGAAACTATCGTTTCGGGAATAAGGTTCCCCCCACTTAATTCTCTTGTTATTACTTTACACCCAACCAATAAATTATCCGCAATCATGAATCGATACGAGTCCTCATTTGGTCCTGATGATAGGATTTGACTTCTACCTAAAAAGGTATATGTTTTACCCCCACTTAAGGTTATTATGTGTTCAAAAAATCCCGACTCTTCGGAAATAATACTATCAGTACTAACTGAAGTATCGGTGAGTCCACTTACGTAAGATGTAATCTTAGTATTAGATATATTGACATCCAAATCTTGAGTCATGACCTTCATTACAAAAGAACTATATTCATTAGTCGGAGATATCTCAAGAGAATATTTCGTAGTCCCCGTACCACTAATAGTNACTGAATCGGTTGTGTAATTGGGTTCAGTATCCTCATTACCATTACCGTTTGCATCATATACATCTTTCTCTAATAGAAACATAACTTGAGCACTACCCTCACAAGAAGCATTGAACGTTATTCGACCACCTTCAGGAAACCCAATGTTTGATAATTCTGTATTGGTATTTGCAAAACCACCCCATTCGTTAGATGTGGTTGGGTTATTGTATGTTGGATCGTGACCTTCTTCTTTAGTATAAGACATACCCCCAAATGGCCCATCAAATACGGGCGAATATACTATATCGCTACGATTTAAATCACTTATATTCGAAACAAAATTAATATGAGATTCGTCATCAGGTCCTAAACCAGTTAATATAACACTTGAGAGGGTATCACCTACTCTAAGATCTTTTAGTTTAACTAATGAACCATCACTTTTTTTAACATTATCGTTTTCAGATCCAGTATAAAGTTTCGAAGCTGCCGTTGACCCTGTTTTTTGTAAGTACTTAGGTCTCTCCCATGGGGATAGTTCATTTGTTGTACCATCGTAATCCACAGCATCTGTTATTGGTAACCTATTAGAATGACAGAATACGTCGAACGGATTTAAAACTGATAGGTCACTTCCATATAGTATTGTAATATGTCTGTACGTTTTTAATTTACCATCAATTAAATCGTTAGTGTTACAAATATATTCCTGAAGTAATTCGTTACTATTTAATCCGTTTTTAAGTGTGTTTAATTCCTCAACACTATTAATTCTATATACTTTAGGATAATTTCCATAGTTGATCGTAGGATACCTTTCCTTAATAATAAAGTTAGGATGGTTACCATTGTTTGTTATCGTCGTACCTATAGTATCTACACTAATTTCATTCCCGTCATTAAAAAATACGTTAGGTAATGAGTTAGGATTACTGTCAGATATCAATTTTAGAAACCCGAAATTATCTTTACAGTATGATTCATCAACTAAAGCATTGTCGTCATATGCAATTCTTAAGATTAATTTATCGTCTGCATCCTCGATCAATGGTAAAGACCCATCTTGATTTTGAGTGATAAAACTAACACTATGAGTTTCACCATAAACATTAGATAACATATGACTAATCTTTTGGTAAGGAGAACTACCGTCATGTTGTTTGTCTAACCCATCTTGTACGAAGTTAGAACCTAAAGGATCTATAATGACAATACTTGTTATGTTATTATCTAAAAGAAACTGATCAAATACGGACTTGTTAAAATAGTCTTCGGCTCTTGCAAATGAAGGTAAAACAGAAGTGTTACTTTCTAAGTGTCTAAAATTACCGTTATTATCTTTAAGGTAATCATTACCTACCAAAACTGCTCTCATATTAATGTGTTTTTAACTTTTGTTTTAAAGTGTCCTCGGTCTATTTCACTCCATTTACCTTTTGGACACTCATCCCCTTTATTAGTAAATATCTTACCATGTATAAAACAACCACAAGCACCACAACTACAAAAATTATCCTCAACACCACCCTTAAGAAATTCACATCCTTTACAAATTTCCAATCTTTTTAGTGCCAGATCTTTTTGTTCTATAGTTGGGCTAATTTTTATTTTATACGCCTCAAGTATCTTTTTAAAATCAATCTTCATAACAATAAATATCTGTTTAAAATTTTAATAGATAATTTTAAGTGTGGGTTTAGGTTTCCCACATGAACCACATGTTTCTCTTGTGCCCGAATTAAGAGCACCACAACCACAGTTCCAAGACATGTCCACCATACCACCTATCATCGTACTATTCTAAATGATTTAATGGTATCACACAGGGTACAAATTATTGTATCTATTCTACCTCTTACACAGGAATCTTGTTCCCAAAGTTCTACATGATTTTTATCGGTGTTGCAGTTACACTTACCGACCTCAGTACAGTCAACAGAATTCCACTTTTTAAGTTTTGGATCTATTAACCATTCTTTTCTTAATAAACTTACCATACTTTTAATTTTATTATTAATATAAGGATATTTTTACAATATATCAACTAAATGAAAAAAGGGACCCAATTTACATTGAACCCCTTAATAGTTTTGAATAGAACCAAAACCAATATTACTTCTTGTTTATTGTTTTCTTTATGATGTCTTTTATTTCTTCTTCATTTAACCTCATATCAGCAGTATCCACATCCTGTCTTGTCATTTGAGCCCTTTTAGCTGCCAATTGGAATTGTTTCTTACCACTCATTTCTTTCTTGAAGTTATCTAAAATTTCTTTTAGTCCTTGGACAATGTTAACATCTGTTAATGGGTGATTATCTCCTGTGTCCCCACCAACAATTTTACCGTCTTGTTGTTTATCTACTTTACCATCAAAATCCTTTTCTTCACTTAAATCAACATCAACAAAAAGATTTATTGATACATCCTCATCCTTGAATATTTTTCTTGCTACTCTATCAGTAGGTAATTTCTTTGCGTATTCAACGGTATAGACTAATTCCCATCTATATCCAGATGTCATCTCACCTTCACCCTGAGCAATACCTTTTATTTCTAAATCAGATGATACCATTACTGAAAAATCTTCTTCATTTGGAAAATCACCTCTATCTAATTTGAATACAGGTGTTTTACCGTATCCAGCACCTTGTTGAGTAAAACGTGTTTTAGACCAATTAGAATATCCTGAATTGTATTGTCTTCTTAAACTATTGGATTTTTTTGGGTTGTACTCATCGCTTTCAAAATACTCAGGTGTTCTACCTCTCATAACCGTTTTCCTTGTGGTATTTTGGAACTCTTCCTGTGTTTTATATAAATTTATATTGTGTGACTGGAATGTAATCTCTTTATCGTTTACTTCACTGTATTTATTTCTGTGTTTTGGATTAAGTATAACTATTTCAGGTAAACTTATTCTCTTTAGTGTATTTACAAAATCTTTATCATCAACCAACTCATCTTTTAAAACAGAATTAAATGTTCTATTTATCTTCTCTCTAGTATATGTTGTTCTACTTCCTGAGGCGTCTGGTACTTGATCTGAGTTATCAAAACTAACCTCATCTCCATCTTCACCAGGAATAGGTTTTACACCATCAATATCCCTACCTCTTGGTTTGTAGGNCGCACACTTCTNCTCTTTTAGTTTAACTTTACCAAACTTCTCTTTTAGTTTACTAACCAAATCAGGATGTCTTTCTGTTAATTCATCCCACTCACAAGTAAATATAATCGGAGTAACCTCCCCATTATCGTATCGGTACCACCCAACATGTTCTATTGGTTTACCCTCATTATCTATTTCAAACATTGCCGTCCAAGGTGGAATCACTTCTTTCTGATCCACACTTGATACTGTTTGTTCACTCCTATTGTCATCAACAATAACATCACCAGCCTGTATTTGAGTTACCTTAACAGTACTCTTATTTTCTCCGTCAACTTTTATAACTGATTGAGATGTACTATATGTCATCTCCTCACCATTATCTAAAGTTAAAACAATTTTTTTAGATTTTTTTGTGGGTTTACCTGGTTCAACTTCTTTGCTTGGTAGTTGATCTGGTCTTAATGGCATTTCATCTAACTCCTTAGATTCATCGAAACCTTTATACCCAGGTCGTCTTATGGTGGTTAGATTCTCACCAATCAGAGTTAAAATATCTTTTTTGCTTAATTCTTCCATTAGATTGTTTTTATATATAAATACTTTATTTATTGGTTTAAACCTTATAAACTAAAACTTTCCCCACATCCACAGGTTCTCGATGCATTTGGGTTGATCCATTCAAACCCTTTACCGTTTAATCCCCCTTGGAAATCTAACACTGTACCTGCTAAATAAAGTAATGAAGGTTTATTAATGACCACCTTGATTGCATCCACTTCAAATACACTATCTCCCTCATTTATCTTATCGTCAAAATCCATTTCATATTGCAAACCACTACAACCGCCACCACTTACACCAACCCTAAGGTTGTGAGTGTCAGGTGTTATACCACCTTCCATCATTAAACCAACTATTTTTTCTATTGCTATTTCTGTTACGTCTACCATACTATAAAATATACGAAAAATAAAAATTTATATCAAATCATACTTTTCTTTAACCCACTTTACTTTGTCAAAGTTACCCATACGTTTGTTGAGTGTGTCTATTGCACTTTTAAAATCGGAAGGTGTCGGTGAGTTTGCCTTACCATAACACATGGTTTTCTTACCTTTTCTATATTGAACATCCACCCATCTTTTTCCCTTCCTTAAAGAGATAAATATTGATGCAATCCCATGTGCGAACTGATTACCCATACAATTTTTCATTATGTGTCCCTCAACTTTAAACTCCTCTTCTTTAGATAAGACTTTGGGTTGGTATACCACATCACCAACCTTGATAGGTTGTTCAACATATTTAACGAAATCTTCGGGGAAAAGATACCTAACCCTATATCCTTTCTGTAGGTATTTTCTTAAGGATTCCCATTCCTCAAATAGTGTATCCAATTCTGAATCTGTTGTTGCGGTAAACTTTAATTCAATTCCCCTTTTTTCGATCTTGTTTCTTAATTCAAATAAACGATACAAGGACATTATTAATGTCCCGTCTGATGTTAAATCTGTGTTTAATCTTAAACCTTCTTCTTCCCACCTTTTAATTAACTTAACCATGTTTCTCTTTTCGGTCTCATTTTTTAGTGGGTGAACTTTTCTATTGGGTGGTGACTTATAACAATGTAAATGCCAATCAATTTTATTCATGTAATCGATATAGTTATCACCGAATAACTTACTAAAATAATTAAGTGATTTAATTATTATCGGCATCCCCTCATCATTATTATTTATTGAACCTATAAATTGTCTATTTTTTATTCCATACTGTTCTAAAACAGCGGGTACAAATTTACGATCATTGTTTTTTAGGTATTTTTGTTTTGGATAATCCTCTTGGATGTCGATGTATATTAGATCGTGACCTTTGATATTTTTTTTATCTAAATGAAAATCAACAATTAGGTCGTACAAAGGATCTATCTCGACTTTGTGGTATCCTTTTTTTGATAGATATTCGTCTTTTATTCTTGGTTGAATTATTTCCCTTATTAAATTCCACGCTTCCTCTGTTTTTTTTCTGTACCTAACACCCCAATTAGAACCTTTCTTAGATCCTCCGAAGAACCCCACACTAGTAATGTCTTCTAATTGTGAGAACTTATTTCTATGATCTCTACCATTTGATGATTTGTTACCACCTAAGAACCCTTTGTTTGTGGTTTGAGTGAAGACACGAAAGTCAGAACTATTTAGGTCTATTGATAACCTGTGTTCCGTTTCGACACGTCTCTTTAATTCGAACTCATTCTGATTACTCTCGTCGAACCTCATATATGTGAATAGATATGAAAGTTCAAGTATTAAAGTATCATCATAATGATATATGTCAATAGAACATTTCTCCTGACATTTACCTTTATCTGTTTTCTTGTTTTGTTTGTAATTGAATACCTTCTCCACACCAATAATTTAGGTGAAAAAAAAATAATTGTGTAGTGTTATTTTAGTAATTTATATAGGTATTTATAATAATATTTATAAAATTATGGCATCAAATAAAATTAAACCTTCCTCTAAAGAATACATGAGAGATTCTAAAGGTAAAATAATGAACAGTAAATGGTATTATAAGCACTATACTACTGACAATACTTCCACTGAAGAATTAAAAAAACTGTACGAATCTCCCTCATATAACAAAAAAAAGAATATAATTAAGAAAGAACTTATAAAAAGAGGGGTTCTATAACGAAAAATAGTTAACTATTATTTCACCCATATTGTGTGATGGCACTACGTAACTAAAACCGTGTGTTTCACATATACGGATAACCCCATCTCTCATGGGTTTACTATTACCGGTGATTATTGTTAGACTGAACGTTCCACTATTAGATCTGATTAATAACTCATCTTCGACAAGAATGAACGATTCCGTTCGGTTTAGCCCATGTAAATCAATAACATTACTTCTCACCGATTATTCTTTTCTGATCTTTTATTGAGTACTCAAATATTAGGTTGTATATATCTTTAAGTAATTGTGGTGGCAGACCATCATCATTACATTTAGTTTCAAGTCTTCCATAAATTTCTTCTTTACGTTTCTCACACATATCCGTAATATGGCATTCTCTTTTTAACTTACCTATTAGGTTAGTATCCTTAAATCTTTTTTTGATAGAATCATACAATACATCATCAAAAACATCAATCTTTCTTCTTAATATGTCTAAACGAAAATTATAATTATTCTTTTGGTCCATACTTGTTTCTTACTTTTTCTGAGATAGGTACTGAATCCCCATTTTCGTCGACTCTAACAAACCTAATATTAGTTTGTAGTATAACTGTTTGACTACCTGAATATACGTTATGTGCTCTCGCCTCTAAGTAAAATGTGATTGAAGTGTTCCCAACGTGAACAACATCTCCATAAATTTTGATCAGTTGTCCCTCTTTAGCGGGTTTCTTAAATAGACATTTATCAATCATAACAGTAACCATTCTTGGTGTGTCACATATTTCCATGGCGTAGGCGGCACCTGCGGCATCTAACCATGCTAATAGTTTACCTCCAAATAGGTTTGCGTGAAATCCTAAATCAGATTTCTTTATTGGGTGTGTTGTTATTAATTGCATTAGTTACTAAGGGGTGCTTTAATTGTAGGGTGAGAATGATAGTGTAGTATTTCATAATCAAATTCACCGTTCAGTATATCTGAACTTTTTAATTTTAGTTTTGGTAAAAATTTGTGTGGTTCTCTTTTTAGTTGTTCTTCCGCTTGAAGTATATGGTTCTTATATAGATGTACATCACCTAAATTTCCTATTAACTCACCAGGTATCATACCAACTTCGTCAGCCAATAATAATAATAACATACCATAAGATGCAATATTGAATGGTAATCCTAAAAATGTATCCACACTTCTCTGACTCCACATTAGTGAGAGTGATCGTTTAGGTATCCCCATTGAATCTAAATGTTCATGAAAGTAATCCGAAGATTTAGATATCTTACCTTTATTCATATAATCTATTCTCTCGTCCAAACCTAACTCTCGAGTATATACTTGGAATCCATAATGACAAGGTGGTAGCACCATTTGATCTAACTCTCCAACATTCCATGCATTAACCATTAATCTCCTACTATCAGGATTTGTTTTTAGTTCTTCAATTAGATTTGCAATTTGGTCTTTAGTTCTCTCTACTATAATAGGATTACCACCATTGAATTTCTCAACATAATATTCAGTCCAATTTCTCCACTGCTTTCCATAGATTGGTCCTAACTCACCCCATTGGTCTCTGAATTCTTTATCTTCCCCAAAGTCCTCCATAAACTCCTCCATGGTGAGAGGTTCAATAGTATCATCATCTTTAAAGTTATAATTATAAATGTTTAGGTAATTCTTGTATGCGTCACCATTCCAAATCTTACAACCGTTATCTACCAAATATTTGATATTAGTATCTCCCTTTAAAAACCACTTTAATTCCGTCATGACAGATTTTATCGCCATTTTCTTAGTGGTTAGTAGTGGAAACCCGTCACTCATATTATGACGTATTTGTCTACCGAATAAAGATAATGTTCCTGTACCTGTACGATCTTTTTTCTCAGTACCGTGATGTAAAACGTTTTCTAATATACCGAGATACTGTATGTCTAATTTATTCATAATAATTATTTTATAAAATTATATGTTTTCCAACCCAACCTATAGTACAGAATAGATGCTCGTCTATTCCAATCATCGGTCACACCATACATGGATTTTATTCCTCTGTCACTCTCTTCTTTAAAGAACAAGTAACACATAGAATATCCCGAATTATTAGGTCTATCATCTTTATCCAAATTCACAAAACATCCACCCAAATAAGTTTCATCATCTCCTAGTTCTTGATCAATATCAATCCAATTATACGTAAAATTAGGATTACCCCAATTCCACCCTATACACCTATCTTTATAGTAAAATAAATAAGTGTACGATTTCGATTCAAACCTTTTAATAACCGTTTCCACTGTCGGTGCATCTCCCCAATCAGGAATTTGTTTTATAATTAGGTTGGAGACTTCCCTAATATCATCAATATATGTTTTGTAATTATTTATATCAACGTATTGAAGGGAATAATATGGTGAAGGGTTATGTGACGTTAGATCCCCATCAACCATTCTGTACTGTACTATTTTATTTACGTCTACCATTAAAGGTTACTATCCTACTATTTCTGATTTTTTATCTGGATGTCCTATTACTACTAAATGTTTTTTCATTTCCAAAATACTTGTATACATATTAATGCACAACACAAAAACAAACTAACCACTGTTTTAGTGTTAAGACCTTCATTAAAATGGTGGTTAACCAATATTGCGTATAGAACCATACCTATACCAAACCCTATAAATCTAGCCGGCCATAATAACCCACCTGTACCTGAAACGGCATATTTAGTTCCCCACACATAGAATATTGATAGTAGAGACCCACTAACAATTATTAACCATTCGTTTTTTTGAAACCATTTCCATATAAACTGACCATTCAACTGATAGAATGTTAGGAAATGTGCTACGGTGAAAAGTAAAACGCCAATAAATAAATCATTGTACTTCATAATTAGTAAAAATATACGTAAATTAAATTAAATTATCAACTAGTTATAAGTATGAACGTAAAGATTAATGATCAGATTTTTAATGCCGAATATATGACTTCACCTGAGGAAATTAAACAAGGCATGATGGGGCGTAAGTCCTTAGATGGTTGTATGGTTTTCAACATGGGTAAAGGTCATCATCGTTTTTGGATGAGAAGATGTTTAATACCTTTAGATATTATGTTTGTAAACAACAAAAGGATCAGTGGTATACATCATGATTGTCAACCATGTGACATCGATTGTGAACATAGATATTCGGGAATAGGTGATCACGTTATCGAATTCCCCTCAGGGACCTGTAAAGATAATTTTAAGGTGGGTGATAGAGTTAATCTTCACTTTGAACCAATGGGTTAAAGTCATAAGGAACCCTCGGTTTACGTTTTTCAAATACCCAAAAATATGAATGATATTTTCTAGCGTGGTGTTGTTTCTTCCACTTAGTTCCATTGAATGCATTAACCCTAACGTTAGATGTTAGTACAAACATATCTCTTGGGTAGAAACCTAAAGAATATGCCATATTCATAACCATAACATGACTGAAGTGTTGTTTACCTCCAGAAACGGTGTCTTGACATTTCATTACCACAAACCCATCTTTCTTAGTTAGTCTGTATAGTTCTTTTAGTGTATTATAATAATTTTCTTTTAAATCATTATATGTTCCGTAACCCTCGAACCTTTTTGCAATGATGGAACTATTAGGTCCATTTTTCTTATAACCTTTACCACTACCAACAATAATAAATGGTGGGTCGTACATTATCGCACTCATTGATTCATTTTCAAATGGGAGGTTCTCGGAATCAGACTGAATTACATGTTCGTAATGTGGGATTAAATCTGTCTTATGTGTTGGGTCTGGTAGTCCTTTCCAAAAATTACCCTTAGAGTACGTACAATCCAAATCAAACTTCTCAATACCATATAGATGCATAATATTAGTTATGGTTTCAAAATTAGAGTTATATACACTCTTCACCATTTTAAAATCTTTTTGTACTTCTTCCATTCTATTTGAGTTTGATTATAATAAAATATACAGAAAATAAATGAGAAAAGAAACCCCCCAACGGAAATAAAACAAAACTTTTGTTTATGTTAACTATTGATTATTACTATAGAAATATTTATACTGTATAAAAGTATCGTTACTTTTTAATAAAACCGAATAATTATTATAAAACACTTTATATTATGGGATGTGGATGTAAAAAAAAGAACACACAACAAACAACTAATGAGACTACAACTAAAACTATCCAACAGGGACCAAACAGTCCTATTATAGTTAAGGTTGAGGAGGCTAAGAAAAATTCGTAACTCACAGACGTGAAGTTATAAATCCACTAAATGCCACAGTATTAACCTACCGTGGTATTTTTTTGATATAAATTATATATATAGAAATATATACAAGTATGAGTAAAGCAAAGACAAAGTTAACTACAGTTAACGTTATAGAAAACACTTACAAACAATTCAGAATCAAAACAATAGAGACTGACGGACTCAACTTTCAAAAATTGGTAAATCGTTCTTTAGATTTATATAACACTAATGAAGAGTTTAGAAGTTTGATTGATAGTCATAATGTATTAGCCGTTAGTGGTTCAAGATTTTAAATGAGTATGAGTAAGAAAAAGATTTTACTTTTATCTGATGACATGAGAATGACATCAGGTGTGGCGACCATGTCAAAAGAAATGGTCATAGGTAGTGTGGATAAATTTGATTGGGTTCAGTTGGGTGCCGCTATAAAACACCCTGAGTTTGGTAAAATTGTTGATCTTAATTCCGATGTACGAAATAAAACAGGAGTAAAAGACGCAAGTGTAAAAATATATCCCTCAAACGGCTATGGTAATATTGAGAGGTTACGGGAATTAATTTCAATTGAGAAACCTGACGCAATTTTACATTTTACTGATCCACACTATTGGCAATGGTTATACGACAGTGAGCACGAAATAAGACAACAGATCCCCATTTTCTTTTACCATATATGGGATGACTTACCAGATCCTTATTATAATAGGGATTACTACGAATCTTGTGATTGGTTAGGTTGTATTTCAAAACAAACCTATGGTATAGTTAATAGGGTTGGTATGTCAAATAGGGAGGTCACTCATAAACCATTGAAGAAGTGGCAAGTCAGTTATGTACCTCACGGTATAAATCCTGAAACTTTTAAACCTGTAGAGGTTGATGATGAAATGAGGAAATTTATACACGGCGACAAAGACTATGATTTTATATTGTTCTTTAATAATAGAAATATTAAACGTAAACAACCGTCCGATGTAATATACTCATACAAAACATTTTGTGACACACTTACTGAAGAAGAATCAAGTAAATGTTTACTCCTAATGCATACGAGGTCTATAGATAAAAACGGAACTGACTTAGTTGCGGTCGTTAATGAGTTGTGTCCTAAGTATGATGTAAAATTTACTAACGACAAGTTTGATCAGGACAAGTTAAATAGAATTTATAATACAGTTGATTGTACTATTAACATTGCAAACAATGAAGGTTTTGGTTTGACCACTGCTGAATCTGTAATGTGTGGTACTCCAATAATAGTAAATGTCACTGGTGGATTACAGGACCAGTGTGGATTTGAATTGGATGGTAAGTTAATAACGGCCGATGACTACATAGAGATAGGTACACTCCATGACCCTAAGAAGTGGGAAGGTAAAGTTACTCATGGTGAGTGGGTAAGTCCTGTATGGCCAGCATCAACAACACTAAATGGGTCAGTTAATACCCCTTATATTTTTGATGACCGTATTAATCACTATGATGTTGTTTCTTCTATAAGAGAAATGTACAATTTAGGTAGAGATGAAAGAAAGAGACGAGGACTCGTAGGAAGAAAATATATGGTAAAAAACTTCTCAACCAAGACTATGTGTAATTCATTAGTTAAAGGTATTGAGAAATCATTATCCAAATTCACCCCTAAGAACAAATTTGAATTATTTAAAATAACATAATTAAAAACTATAATATGAATGAAAAATTAATAGAAATGTTAAGGACGGGTGCGTTGGCGGAGAAATCAAAGGCACTCTTAACTTTAGATCTTTTAGGAACTAAAGGGTCGGGTATCGGAGACCACTCAACAGGTGACTTCTATAAAAACGCAGAAGAGGCATTATCAATGCTGGTAGATGCTGACGATAAATTATCAACATTGGATAAGTATTTTCCAATAGATTAGGTTTATTTAAAATTATATGATTAAACAGAAACTATTATTTAGAGGACCAATTAAGACCTTAAGTGGTTATGGTTCTCACTCAAGAGATTTGTTAAAGTCCTTATATGATATGGACTCATTTGACATATACATTGACAGTTGTAATTGGGGTAAGACCCCCATGACTGCTTTAGAACCCGAGGTAAATTTATTTCACACTTGGATAGAGGAAAACATTGTAAGTAGTTTAGATTTCATACCTGACGTGTATATCCAAGTGACCGTACCTAATGAATTTCAACGGAAAGGTAAGTATAATATTGGTGTCACAGCGGGGATAGAAACCACCGCAGCACCTAAGGAATGGATAGATGGGATAAATAGAATGGATAAGGTTATAACCACATCCACCTTCTCAAGAGATGTTTTACTACAAACCGTCTATAACGAAACAGATAAAGTAACGGGTAAGTTAATCTCTCAACATAAAATAAATGTAGATTTAGAAGTTCTTCATGAAGGTGTGGATACTTCAATATACTATGAGAAAGAATCAGACTTAGAGTTAGACTTAGAAGATGATTTTAATTACTTATTTGTTGGTCATTGGTTAAAGGGTGACATCGGACAAGACAGGAAAGACGTAGGTATGTTAATTAAGTGTTTCTGTGATTCGTTTAACGGTGTTGATGATTCTCCTGGATTAATTTTAAAGACATCCAGTGCTAACTTCTCAATTAAACAAAGGGAAGTGATGAGAAAGAAGATACAGAGGATTACATCGTCTTATAGTAACCCACCTAACATTTATTTGTTATTTGGGCAACTTACCGATGATGAGATGAATGACCTATATAATCACCCTAAAGTAAAGTCAATGGTAACTCTAACAAAGGGTGAAGGATTTGGAAGACCCCTGTTAGAATTTTCTATGACGGGTAAACCGATAATTGCATCTAATTGGTCGGGTCACAAAGATTTCCTACCAATGGATAAGGCAATAATGTTAGGTGGTAAATTAACCAACGTACATGAGAGTGCCTCAGATGATTTCATACTTAAAGAATCTAAATGGTTTACATGTAATTACGGTGAAGTTGTTGAGGTGTTTAAAATTGTGAAAGACAAGTATGAAGAGTTCTTAGAAAAGTCTAANCTTCTTAAAGAAGATAATGAAAGTAACTTCTCTTTAGAATCAACGACAGTCAAGTTTAAAGATATTTTAAAATCAGTAATAATAAACGCGGTTAAACCAAAGAAAACTAAATTGGTTTTACCTGAGTTAAAAAAAATAGAAGAATAGTATGAAAATATTAGTAACAGGTGGGAATGGATTTATTGGTTCTAACCTAATTGGTAGATTATTGAGTGAGGGGCATGAAGTATCTTCAATTGATGATTTATCCACGGGATTAAAGGAATACGAAATAGATGGGTGTGATTACCATTACAATGACATTGAACAAATCAATTCGATAGGTGGTAATTTTGACATATGTTATCATTTAGCTGCGTTGTCAAGAATACAACCCTCGTTTGATGATCCTACTGAAACATTTAGAGTTAATGCTGGTGGTTGTCAGTATGTTGCTGATTGGGCTAAGGAAAACAATATTAAAGTGGTTTATGCGGGTTCCTCCTCAAGATGGTGCAACCCTCAAACATCTCCGTATGCAACTTATAAGAGAACAGGTGAAGATATATTCAAAATGTACAGAACCGCTTATGGTTGTGACTTCGAAATCTGTAGATTTTATAACGTGTATGGCCCTAACGAATTGGTGGATGGTACATGGGCTGCAGTGATAGGTATATGGAGACACCAAGTATCAAAAGGGGAACCTATTACGATAGTTGGTGATGGGGAACAAAGAAGAGATTTCACTCATGTCATTGACATTGTTGACGCACTTTATAAAGTGGGTACAGGGAATGAAAAACATGAGGATGCATGGGAATTGGGGACAGGTATGAACTACTCGATAAATCAGGTTTACAATATGTTTACTGAAAGGTTTGGTGATCATCCAAAAATTAACATACCTGATCAACCAGGTAACTATAGATCCACTAAAAGAGAGAATGACGATACTTTAAATAAATTAGGTTGGTCACCTAAAGATAGATTGGAAGACTATATAAAAACCCTATAAATGAAAATTACTTACGCAATTACTGTCTGTAATGAATTTGAGGAAATAAAACGTTTAGTCGGATTTCTACTTAGGAATAAAAGACCAAGTGACAACATAGTGGTTTTATATGACCAAAAAAATGGTTCTGATGAAATCGCCGAGTGGTTGGTTAAACACAATAAATTACCCAACTTCCAAATGTGGAGGGGTTATTTTGATGGTCATTTTGGTGAGTGGAAGAATAAATTATTAGACTATTGTGAGGGTGATTACATTTTTCAAATTGATGCGGACGAAATACCTCATTTAAATTTAATTAATTACCTACCAACAATAATTGATGCGAACCCTAAGAACGAAGTATTTTTAGTTTCAAGAGTGAATACTGTCGAAGGTTTAACTGACGAACACATTAAGAAATGGAAATGGAATGTCAACTCAAAAGGGTGGGTTAATTTTCCTGACTCTCAAGCAAGAATATGGAAAAGAGAGAGTAGAATAAGATGGTACGGTAAAGTACATGAGAGGTTAGTAAATTATAATACGTACACTAACTTACCTGAAGATGAATCATTTTCTTTAATACATCATAAGAATATTGATCGACAAGAGAAACAAAATAACTATTATGATGAACTACAAAGGTGATTTAATTGTAAGTAGATATAGAGAAGACATAACTTGGTTATCGGAGTTTTCTGATTATAGAATTTTCTTATATAATAAAGGGGAACCTATCGAAGGTTCAATTAATTTACCTAACGTTGGTCGAGAAGGTAACACGTATCTAACCCACATAATAAAAAATTATGATAATTTAGGTGAGTGGGTATTCTTTACTCAAGGGCACCCATTTGATCACGTTAGAAATTACAAAGAGATCTTAAAAGAATTTCCAAATACCACCAAATCAATAGTTTTTGAAAAACCTAATCAATTACTATTTTTTAGTGATGGTCCCTTTAAAAGAGTTTTACATTCGAGACCAGACGGGACTCCCCATCACGGAGGTATGGATATAAATGGTGTTTGGGTAGAACTATTTGAAGATCCACCTCTTGAACTATATCCATTTACCGCCGGTGCAATATTTGCGGTTAGTAGAGAGACTATTAGAATGAGAAGTGTGGAGTTTTATAAAAGGGCTAATGAATTATGTATCAATAAAGTATTAGGTCCGTGGATCTTCGAACGACTATTCATTTCAATATTCGATAACACCAATAAATAATGGATATCTCTTTAGTACTTGCTGTTTTTAATAACTTAGACTATACCAAGAATACATATCAAAGGGTAAGAGATATATACCCTGACGCTCCTATGGTTATTAGTAGTGGTGGATCTACAGATGGTACGTTAGATTGGTTACAGTCTTTGGATGACGATAACCTTTCCTATATACATGATGACGATCAATTAACTTTCTCAGACAATTATAATTCGGCCATCAAGTTAGTTGATACCGATAAGTTGGTTTTGATTCATAATGATATGGTGATCGGTAAGAATTTTTTAGAGAATCTATCGGAACTGATTGATGAAAAGTCTCTTATCACGTATACCACTATTGAACCCCCAATTTTTAAAGGACATAAAAGACCTGGTAAAGTTATATTAGAATTGGGTAGAGGATTCAACGATTTTAATTATCACTTATTTGACCAATACGTTGACAAAGTTAAGGAAAGAAAGGACTTAGTTAATGGGGGTACATTTTTTATGTCGGGTTATAAGAAAACGTTTATTGATGTTGGTTTATTTGATGGTTTTACTTTTGATCCTTTTTTCTGTGAAGATGATGATTTCATTATTAGATCCAAATTAAAAGGTTACTCACTTAAAACAACAGAGTGTGCTGTAGTATATCATTTTGTTTCTAAAACAAGTAGAGTGTTGCGGTCCGAAGAAAGTAAATTAAGTGAACACAGAAACATACGTAACTTTATACGTAAATGGGGTATCACAATACCGACATTCAACGAACTGTATTATTGGGAAGATGAAATTTTTAATTATCCGACGTTTAATATGGGTATTGAATTAAGGAGTGACAAACACTTATATAGGTTGGAACCTTATTTTGATAAACTATATTTAGGTGGTACTGCACCCACCGAATATATTGCAAATGAACAACCTAACACTAACTATGATTTAAGATCTAAATTTTTATTATGTGATGTTGTGGATGTAATGATCATTGAGACCGAAATAATGAACGAGGAAGATCTTCATGTAATAAACAAAATCCGATTATCAATTCCACACTACGATGTAGGAGAATATCAAATCGGAAATTTGAAAATCATAATTAAAAAGAAAGTTTAAACTACCCCACTAAATTAAATAAGATATTGTATTGGTCTTTTGTTTTACCCGCATCTTTAAGGTCGTCCTTAGTGATTACTGGGTGATCCAATTCTATCTCTTTAGTAAGTAACTTATTATATTCATTTAAGAATTCTACATACTTAGGATTTTTAACCGTTTCAGTTTTCTTCCCTTTCTTTTTTTCGATTGTTGGTGTTATTTGTACACCACCTTCTTCTGTTTTCTCACCAAACTTTTCAATTAGTTCGTTTCTTAGTTCATCAACTTTACCTCTTTCATCTTTTAATTTCTCAGAGAGTTCTCTAAGTTCATACTTCAATAAGATTGATAGTGGTTGTGCTGCAAAACCTTCATAGATTACTTCACCGTTTTGAGGATTAGTATACCCATTTATTTCTGCGTCCAATTGTAGGATTTGATCGATTGTTAACTTTGTTGACATAATGTTATTTTTTAGAAATATAGTTTATTTAATTGTAAAAGTCAAGTCTAAAGAACTATAGACAATCATAATTATTACCCAAACCGAAATGGATAATAAATATTTTTTAATTGGAGTACCAAAATACTGTTGTCCAATATATATACATTTATGTGTTGGAGATAAAAGGTAACCTGAATAGCACATGGTAAATAAGAATAGAAAATATTGTATTCCCATAATGGAGGTCACTAATGAAACTATCCCTGCGTACTTCCCTGATGACCCTAATAGAAAAGAACCTATAAAACATAACGTACCAACTAAGAGTATATTATGGTCGGATGTAACCCCACCTAAATTAGTCTTTATTTCATTACCATATAATGAAATAAGATTAGAAACAATAATCACAATACCCACACTTAAAACTAATCTCCATCTAACGTGTTTTAATAATTTACCCCACGAGTTGGAGTAACTTACTAAGTAAAGGGTGAATCCACAAAATAAAGGTAAATAACGATCCGTTAGACCCGCCAATACTAATGTTAGTATGAAGGGTAGGAATATTGAATATATGTTCTTATAATTGACCTGATGATGTTTTGGTATTTCAATGTTTCCGTCTTGGAATTTGTAAATGTATACACCTATTACAAGTATAGATATTATAAGTAATGGATACACCATACCCATTAATTCACCATACGTAACACCTAAAATGGCCATAGGTATTATGACTGTTTTTTCTAATGGTGACCATATGTAATAATGGTGTGTTGATAGGTAGTCAATTATTCCGTAATTTTCTCTCCCTTGTTTATCTTTGGGTGCAACGGTGTCGAGTATACCCGCTGAAACCGCAACCCTACCAGGTATGGGTAATATCCCACCAAATAAAGATATTAAAAATAAGACGACCTTCTTGGATTTAACTGTTTTTAGTATTAAACTAAACACATCTAATAGGTAACCCTTTTCTTTTAAGATTCCCGTTATTACCATTATAAATGAGAGGTAAATTAGGAAGTGTTGGTTATTCGTTAAAACCTCCATCCAAATATAAGGGTATTTCTAAATTTTTTAGCGTCTTGATTTAATCCTGGTAGTATCTCAAAGTTAAGGTAGGAGTTTCCATTAAACCTATATTGTACAGCGGGTCCAACATACCATTCATTTGAACCATCTACATCATTATGTCTAAACATATTTGAAATTCCTATGGTTAGATCGTCATTAATTATACTACCGTAAGATGCGGTATATGCGTACTGTCTTTTTTGATCCTCTCTATTAGGTGCCGTATATGCCTCATAAATAAGATTTACACCCCATATACCCTTCTTTCCAATCCTATCACCCAAAAGTATTTTAGGTTCAATACCTTGGTACTTTCCATCTAATAATTTATGTTCGAAATATAGTGTTGGGTTACCCCATATCTTACCCCACTCCGCCAGTGCGTATCTTATTTCCCATGAGAACCCTCTGAACCCAAACGAGGATTCATAACCACCTGATTTATAGACGGTATGAATATATAAATCTAATTCTAATCTTTCGGCTAATCCAAATGCAAACTCATCTCTCATCCTAACCTCTGTAGGATCACCACCTCTTGGTGTTCTCATGTCAAACCATTTTTCATACATTACAGTACCTTTAGGTACCATTATGTAAGTTCTTGTTGCTGGAAATTTTCTAACAAGAGTCCACGCGGGTTGTTTATTCTCACCAACCAACTCAAATTGGGAATATTTTTTAGCTGTGACCACCACTTCATCAAGTGACTTCACTTCTGTACTGTCTTTTTGACCGTTATTTAGAGATCTCGAAGTGTATTGTGCGAAGACCTGATTGGTAGATAATGTGATTAATAATAATATTAATATTCTGTTCATTTTTTAAAGTATTTAACGATAATTTAAATAAATTTTATATGAAAGTCAACTACTTTTCTAAAAGAAATACCCCAATTCCATTCCAAAAGTCTTTCATATCCTCACCCTTAGTAAAGATTTCTTTTTGGTGTGATACAAACAATTTTTCCTCGTCTATGATTCTATAAAGTGCTCCACTATCCCAATTCCAATCGTCCATTATCAGTATTGTCTTGTCTGAGAATTGAGGGATTAATTTTTTAAGTGTAACATACTGATCGTGAAACTTAGTGTCCCCATCATAGAAAACAATATCTAATTTAGGTAGTTGGGAATAATCAAAGGTTGTATAATCTGTTTTGTATATATCCAACCTATCGGGATCCCCAAACCGATTAACATTATCTATGAAGTTTTCCTGTGGTGTTACATCTAACCCTTGTTTTAAGTACGATGCCAATTTTTGACTAACACCCATCGGCATTAAGTTAGGTGATGCGAAGTTATCAATACCTATAGCGTGTAGTTTATCATTATTATAAATGGCGGAACAGAACGTTGCACCTCTAAAAACACCAACCTCTAAATACGTCCCCTCTATTGAACATATGTTGTTGAGTAACGATCTTACTTTGTTACTTGTAATTCCGTGAATATTCAATACATCTTGGTTAAGTTTAGATACTTCTCTTTCACCCCACCTAATTGAGTCGTCTATGTGTTTAATTAGATCCATTAAGTTTTCTTTTTTTATGTTCCGACACTATATCACAGTAGTTACAATCCCAACACTGAAATTTACATTTCTTAATTTTCTTTCTCCACCCTCTCAACTCTTCGTATGGTACACCATCTAAATATGTTTTAGAGGATGACGACAATACCTCTTTACCTTTGGAATATGACTCAATAATTTCCATAGTTTCGTTAAGTCTATCAAAACTATCTCTACCATGCATTTTAAAAACGTCAACATGGTTCAGGTATTCATTAAACTCCTCTTTGAATGGAGGAATTGTTGCGGTTTTAAAAAAGAATGCATCAACCTCGTCTTCCCATTTGTGTTCACAAGTTACTTTAGATATTTCATGGTGAAAGTATGGTAATTCGTTTGGTTTTCTTAAGTTATTGTATGAGTAGTGTTCATCCATAACGGGACACCTACCTAAACAACCTTCATTAGTTAGTAATGCAATTTCAATATACCTACCGTGTTTCTGTTGAAACATCAGTTGTGCCCTTCTAATATTTTTCAATTCTTCCACATCCCTCATTAGTATTCTGTCCACATTAATATAATCAAAACCTTGTTCAGCGGAATACCAAAAATCTTGTGCAGTATTAACCTTCCTAAGTATGGTATTTTTAATATGCATCTCAGGAAAATGATCCTTTAGACCCATAGCAACCCAATGACCATGAGGAATTGTCATAGACCTTAACCCTTTCTCATAAAGGGGTTTTAAATTATCAATAAAGAGTTTATAGTTTTCATACTTTGGTGATACGTTAAAGTTATTAAAAGTTGCACTTACTTTTATTCCTAACGATTCTTGTATCATCATTGCATTTTCAAAAACAGAGTTTCTGTCATTATCATCTATGATTGATCCCATCGCATCTTGAGTAAATGGTGGTATCCTACATGTGAAATATATATCATAAATCCAATCCTTATGTTCCTTTAAAAAAGGGTAGAATACATGTGTGAACGCTTGCTCACTTAACATTGGATTTAACGGTATTGAAAAAATCTTACTCATTCTCTAAACATCCCCCACATATTCCATTACATTCTGTCTTGTAAAAAACACAATCTAAACAGTCTTGTGGTATTTTATAATTTTTATGATTATCTCTATAAAGGTCGTCGAACTCATCTCTTAGAGTTAATATACTATTTTCTCCCGAAATTTTCAATACATTATCTATCTTAACTTTATCTTGTAAAGGATAACAATGAATAGATGAACCATCAGGAAAAATATCTAATGGCATAAACCCACATATCTTATCGTACCCTTTTACTTTAAAAGTGGCGAAGTCGAATGAGTTTTGTATAATTGATTCTTTTGTTTTACCCTCCCATAAACATGGTGGTACTTGACAATCGGATGTAACCCTTATATTGTTGTACATTCCAAATTTAAGTATCTTGGTAACCTCCTTACCCATCTCCTTATTATTAATTAGATAGGTACCTGTTAGATCTAAACCTAACCTTATTGCATTTAGTTTACCATCTAACGCATGGTACAACCACTTTATGTAATCATACATTTTTCTTTCTTTCCAATCTGACGATAGTGTTAGTGCAATGAATAATCTTGGATTTTCTTCAAAACCCCACGTATTGGCATACGCCGTGTAGAGTGATAGATAATTCTTTTTAAATAGATTTAATCTATTCTTTTCATCTAACTCCGCACCATTAGGTAGGACCCATTGAATATGTCTTATATTAGTGGTTATGTAATCTAATGTTCTCTTACCAAATAATAAGTTACTTACAAGATTAACTTTATAACCTCTAGAGATTATATAATCCATTAGTCCAATAAAGTTTGAATGTTGTGTCGGTTCACCACCTAAAATGGTAACCTCTTCTCTAGAACCTTTTACGTCAAAGTGGTCAAGTAGTTCACCAACCTTTTCTATTGACATTTCACCAAGAGTGTGTTTTAGTCTTGCATCTTCTTTTGTAAAACAGAACGAACAACCTTTAGCACATGTACCATTTATTGCTAAATTCATTTAGTTATTTTTAGAAATCTATCTTCAGTGTCAGTGGGGTTGTCTCAATTTCCTCATCAATCTTTTGTTGTCTACTCATACCTACACCAAATTTCTCATGTCTTACTCTGTGACAATCCGCTATAGTGTTACAATTTTTAACTTTTGTTTCTAAAAGTTGTTGTTCAAGAAGTAGTGTTGCTAATTTTGTGTTATATGTTGTAACATTAGATATAATCTTATCCACCAATACTTGTTTGTCAATACCCCTACCACTTGAAAGTATATCTATCACAGGTGTTGGGTAGTTACTGTTCTCTTGATATGCGAACGCCTCTCTCTTCTGTTCCTCCCACGTATCTTTCTCTAAATCAGACGTATCAACCATAAGATCTTTATACCTCGTAAAGAATCTATCCGCAATAACCTTTAGAAGAACCGCCTTATTAAAATCAACACCCAATTGTTTGTCCTCATCTGTAAGTGTGTATTTAACTTTTTCTTCTTCAGTTTCTGAAGACTCAGCTAAAACAGGTACCTCATCCATCATTGATGAATTTGTTCTTATACTTACATAACTTTTATATATGTCCGCAAAAATAAAACCTTTTCCAACGTCCTCAGTTATGACAGACGCATTAAACTTATCCAAATCTAATCTCATGTCATCATATATATCTTCAATACGACCGTAGTAATAATTCATGTAGGATCCAACAACTCTGATGTATCCAGGTATTTCACCAGTTATTTTAAAAATAATATGTCTCATTATAAAAGTTTTTCAGTATCAGGTTTATCTGCCTTACCCAACTTAAGTTGATTTCTCAACGATTCTTCAATTGAGAAACTATTTGTGGTCGCGTTAGACATTAGTTGATTAATGTTCTTATCTATAAATACTGTGTAAGAGGAAGCAAGTGATAAAACTTGTTTCTGTTGTTCGGCCGACATCATTAAAATAGAATCTAAGTTACCTGTACCCACTCTACCATACGATATCATATCTAACATGGCTTGTTTTGCCATTCTGACTGTCCAATACTCATGTTCAAATTTATCTTCTAAATCTTTATTACCTATGACATCTATTAAATTAGAACCGTCAGGTAATTTGGCATCATCAGTGTTTAAGAAATCTTTTATTAGATCAATAAACCCTTGTCTCTCAATATAAGCGTCCTTCAAGTTTCTTTTAAACTTTCTAAGGTCAATCTTCATATCCGCAATATTAAGGTCAACTAATTGTTTTCTTTTAGGGTCGGTAAGAAATTCTTTACTCTCCTCTTGTATTTGTATTTCTAAGTCTTGTTTTTGTACAGTATACTCTAAATGTTCGACCGCATCTTCACGACCTCTGAGTTCAAGTAACCACTGTTTCAATTTTGCGTATGGGGTAATTTGTGCTCCCCCAACAAAAGTCTCTGCCTTATATCTCGGTAGTGCAAATGATACCTGTTCCGCTATTTCTATGAGTTTAGAGTTTGCACCATCTCTTTCGTATTTAAAGTCTTGCATATAATAAAATTTTACTATAATATAAGTATAAAAAAGTATTAAATAAAGTGTAAAATGGTATTATTCTCTCCAACCACAATGACCTGAAGATGTACCCGCATTCACTGCTGGTGGGAGACCCGCCGGATTTAAAACACCTGTGTCTGTTTGATAATACATCTTCCAACTATCGTTATTTTGAAGACTACTACCATAACAACCTAACATGTATTGCCAATCCTGTCCCATTGCGAAATTTTCTTCACCGGAATTAGATCTTAACTTAGGAATATTACCAATATTGGTATCTGTAGATGTATCCCATCTTCTCAAATTGTAACCACCTTGGTAAGATCCCTCATTACCGGCATAACCCTTACCAACTTTAGACGCAATACCTTTTTGTTGTCCGTGTGCTGACCATGAACTTGATGAACTTGATATAGTCTCCGTAGAGAATTCCATTTTTATACTACTTGTACTCCATCCATATCCATGGGTTTCATTACAAAAAGAACTCGCTCCACCACTACTACTTATCGAGGTTACCCCGTAGTTTGTTATTGTCGTTTCATTACTTAAATTAAATTTATCTACCTCAGTTCTGTTACCCGCAAAAATCCAAGCAAACTCATGTTCTTTCCACATGGTTCCACAATCGGACCTACTATATTGTAAGTCGTGGTTAGATTGGTGTGCGTAATTAGTATCGGTCATCATGTTAACCGCCGAAGTTGTGTTACTATGTAGGGTTGTTGGTCCTTTGTGTGCACTATCGGTGTTTACGGACCACATATAAAATATAGTTTTACTACACGCACCTGAAGTATAGTTTGCAGGGTAATCTAATAACTCACCAATGTGAGTTGTCTGATCGGTTGCGTTGGTTGCCTTGTGTACATTCTTCCAAGGTGAACTTGATTTGTATCCGCCAGCCATATACGAATAATTAATTATTTGTCTGTACTTAAAGTTAGTTCCTTCATTCTGTTGTGCCGATATTCGTTCCCAACCATTTTCTATATTTGAAACACCTGTATAAACCATAAGGTAATTTGTGTGTTCGGATGATTCTTCTAAGAATAGAGAACCGGATAATGGGTTCGACGGTCTCTGTGACTTAACACCTTTTGGTGGTCTTGCAGTGACTCTGTCCACTTTAAGTGAACCACTAACGGACATATTTTCGTATATCATATTCTTTTTATTTTATTCTCTCCAACCACAATGTCCAGAGGAAGTCCCCGGGTTTACCGCGGGATTTAAACCTGTAACACTTGTAGTTCCTGTGTCTGTTGCGTACGTGAATTTCCACGAATTATTATTTTGTAAACCATTATAATTACCTAACATATACTGCCAATCCTGACCCATAGTAAAGTTTTCTTCACCACAATTTCCGTCAGGTTTCACGACGTTACCAATATTTGTGTCTGTTTGATTACTCCATCTTCTCAAGTTGTAACCTCCATTATAAGAACCTTCATTACCAGCATAACCTTTACCAACTTTAGAACTAATCCCTTTCTGTTGTGAGTGATTACCCCAACGATCCGAGGTTGCAAATGTTTCAGTTGCGAAGTTTAGTTTAACACCAGCACTTGAAGTCCACCCATAACCATGAAGTTCATCTGAAAATGCGGAAGCACCGTCACTACCGTTTATTGTTGTTAATGTATATGCGGTATGTAAAGATTCCGTGGTTAAGTTAAATAACTCCACGGTTGCCGAACCACCACTAAAAAGGTATGCCATATCAGTTTCTTTATGCATAGTACCTAAATCACTTCTTGATATAGTTGTATCCATCGCCGCAGTATGTGCATAGTTGGTGTCAGTTATCATATTTACCGCTGATGTGGTTGTACCATGTACATTACCCGCACTCTTCCATGCACCATCACTATTAACAGACCATACGTAGAAAATAGTTCTACTACATGCTCCTGAGGTATATGATGCAGGATAATCCAATAACTCACCTAAGTGAGTTGTCTGATCTGTTGAATTAACCGTTTTGTGTACGTTCTTCCAAGGTGAACTTGATTTGTAACCACCGGCTAGATATGAATAATTTATTATCTGATTGTACTTGAAACTCGTTTTACCAAAATTACTTTGATTTGAAATTCTTTCCCATCCACCATCGTTTCCGTTACCTGTATAAACCATCAAGAAACTATTATCAAAACTACCTGAGGTTGTCATTTCCAAATATAGGGACCCGTTTTCTGGTGAAGATGGTCTACTCGCCTTCAAACCTGAAGGAGGTCTTGTAGGTCCTTGTCCTCTTAATGATCCACTAATTTCTAAATTTTCAAATATCATATCTATAAATAGTTAATTTCTCCAACCACAATGTCCTGATGATGCACCTGCGTTAACACCTGGTGCTAACCCTGCAGGATTTACCGTACCCGTATCTGTCGTATATGAGAATTTCCAACTTGTATTTGTTTGACCTGTACCATCATATGTTGCTAACATGTATTGATGGTCTTGTCCTAATGTGAAATTCTCTTCTCCACAATTTGCATGTGGTTTAGGGACATTACCAATATTAGTTTCAGTGAAAACGTCCCACCTTCTTAAATTGTAACCTCCATTATATGTACCTTCATTTCCACAATAACCTTTACCAACTTTAGAACTTATCCCTTTCTGTTGCCCACTAGATGCCCATGAGGATGCCCTTGTCTCGAACACATCAGTAGCAAAGTGACATTTGTTTCCACTTTCAGAACCATACCCATAACCATAGTTTTCATCAGAAAACCCTGAAGAACCTAATGTACTCGTAATGGATAATGTTGTTGTAACATAAGGTGACCCACCTGGATAATAAGTGGTATACATTGTCTCATTAGTTAAATTAAATTTTTCTACAGTAGCTACCGATCCACCAAAAACATATGCAAATTCGGTTTCCTTAAACAAAGTTCCACAATCATCCCTTGCATTTAATAAATCCCACTTAGATTGGTGTGCGTATGTTGTTTCATTCACCATATCAATACCAGATGTGTGAGTTGAATGTATTGTGGTAGCCCCTTTATGACCACCATCTGTATTTGTTGACCATAAGAATAGTTTAGTCTTACTACATACTCCTGAGGTATAATTTGCGGGGTAATCTAATAACTCACCTAAGTGAGATGTTTGGTCAGTTGCGTTAATTGTTTTATGTACATTCTTCCAAGGTGAACCTGACTTATATCCACCTGCCAAATATGAATAGTTTATTATTTGTCTGTATTTGAATCCTGTTCTGTCAGTATCTTGTGAACCCACGGGTTCCCAACCATCATCATAATTAGATGAACCAGTGTATGTAACAACGAAACTACCACTTGTAGATTCTTCTAAGTACATAGAACCTGTCTCAGGTGAAGTGGGTCTTTCCCCTCTACTACCTCTTGGTATGATAAATTGTCCACTCACGTCAAGTGAACCACTAACTATTACGTTTTCTCTAATCATTTAACTCTTTTTTATCCTGTTACGACTACTCTTCCTGATCTACTTGTTTCAAATTTAACCACAACCACCCCATTTAAAGAATTTATTGCCGAAGGGAAAAATAAATCACCATTACTATCATATACCTGTACAATCACGTTGTCGGTTCCTAAACCATGGGTAAAAGTAACGGTACCCACATTACTGAATGTAGAAACATTAACCGCCGGTATCTTTTTCCAAGATTGCCAAGTACCACTATTTTTACCTCTAACCGCAATTCGTCCACTTCTATAGTCACCCGCAATTTGATGTTGCCATGCTGAACTATATATTTGTGAGTAGAGTGCTCCGTCAGTTGCGTTACCTGAGAAGTTTGTCACACCACCTGTGTAGTATGTGATACCCGCACTATCTAAGGAGTCCGCATCAATCCCTGCACCTGAATTTGTGTTTCTAAATGCGACACCATCAATCATATCTGCTGATCCCGCTGTGGATGCGTAACTCACTGATTGGGATCCAATATTTCCTGAGTGTATAAATTCTCTCCAACCCTCTAATGAACCATTTTCCATTCTTTGGAACCATACTTGGTCATCATGGAAATCAAACGCCATTTGTACATAGTAACCAGCACTATTTGCGTGGTTCATTATTATTTGGTGGTGCCAATCAGTATTTGGGTTTTGTGGTGCCTCACCATTCATACCTGTACCTCCCGCACCACTCTGATCCATCCATTGGAATTGACCCGTACCGAACGTAATTGATGAGTTCTCGGTAATTCTATTGTGGTCGTGAGATGAATATGCATATCTACCGTCTAAATCGACTGTCTGATCAGTTGCCCCATTCACACTCGCCGTAAGAACACCAGTACTAGTATCGAAACTTAATCCATCAACATAGTAATTATCATTTCCACTATCGGTGACTGTTTCTGTGGCCGTAGTTATACCCGTAACGTGTCCGTTACCATCCACTAAAATGTCCTGAACATACGTTCTACCACTATTGTTAGAAGATGTGGCCGCAGTAATATTATCGTGGGCTGTATAACTTTCAGAGGTTAAATACCTACCATCAATATCGACAGTAAATCCAGCATTACCTGTTCCTGTACCTGTAATTACACCTGTAGCATCATCAAACGTAGCTCCACTTATGTAATCTATATCATTATCATTTCCACTATCGGTGACTGTCTCTGTTGCTGTTGTAACACCCGTAACGTGTCCATTACCATCTAATAAGATGTCTTGTATATATGTTCTACCCGAGTTATCTGAAGAAGTAGCCGCGGTGATCGTTGGGTGTTGTTGGTATGAAGTATAGTTACCTGCGTGAACCACAATGTTACCGTTGATTCTAACCGCACTGTTACCATTAACCACAAAGTTAACACCATCAGTCGCATCGTTATGTGATTTAATCTCAATGACAGAACCTGACAATCCACCACTATTACTTGTGTGTAATATATGTGCGGTATCTGAGGAATCTGTGGTATCTTCTTTATCATAACCTGTCCAATAGATACCTCTACCTTGGTTGGATGTGGTTACAGGTCCATCAAACTCAATATTACCACTTCCGTTAATTACTTTATTGTTTCCAACGTATAATGAACCAAGTGGGTCAATAGTAATAGCACCACTTGCATTAACATTAAAAATTGGAACACCTGACGAATCAGAGACGGCAAATAAATCACCTGTTAAATCATCTGTAATTGAGAATAACTGACCACTTGTACCTTGGATATCGAATATTGTTGATCCCGATGTGGATGATGTCAACGTTAGTTTATCAGTAAATTCTGACTGACCATTTGATCCTAAAGTTAATATTCTTGTACTTGATTTAACGAATTGTAAGTTACCACCACTGTTTGTTGTTAGATCATTTGGTGATTCAACAATTCTAAATCCGTTACCACCTAACCATTCGATACCTTCTGTTGGTCCTGGGTCTGCAATTGTAATATGGTTAACATTACTTATTGAACCATTAACCATATTAATACCACTACCGTTCATGTTAATGGCACCACTCATAGTTCCACCGGATTTTAGTAGGAAGTCACCTGATGCATATCCTGCCGCTGAGTGGTCTCCCCATCCATATGCGGTATTCCAATTATTAATACTACTTTGTTGAAAGTGTCCGGTGTGCCATAATTGGTATCCAGTACCCCATGACGCCGAGTCGTATGATTGGTCAGAGACGTAAACATTTGTACTGTACTTGTCGAACACCAATGCGTGTGACCCTTTTACATCACCACCATTATATGCACTAATCCAAAGTACATCATTCCAAGATCCCCCGAATCCAAGGTTAGTGTTTGATAGCATCGCTATCTTCAGTTTTCCTGATCCAAACGTTGCTGAATTTGGTTTTTCTGTACCACCAGCTGAGTAGTGTCCACCTAAATAGGAACCAACAGCATTACCACCACTTGTATATGTTTTATTTTCTGAAAGTGATTTTAAACCATACCTACCATCAATAGCGACAGTCCATGTACCTCCATGGTGTGTCCCTGTTATAATACCGTTACCCGTATTGAATGATGCACTTGTCGTATACCAGTTAACATCTGTATCAACCGCAAACCCTGAAACATCTACGGTACTTCCGTTTGATTTGGTTAAGGTTAGTATCTGATTACCACTGTTATATGTACCACCCGTTACAGTAACGTCTATTAGGGCTGATGCTATACTTACACTGTAAGTATCTCCATCATTTCTTGTGAATTCAAGGGTACCTGAACCACCATTAAAAGTGGCACCTGTCGTATATTCATTAGTATCGGTATATCCTGTTATGTACCCTGCAGTATTGTGGTCTCCCCATCCATATGCGGTTTTAAAGTTTTGTATGTTTGTTTTACTTAATTCCTCACCGTCAATATAAAGTTTCTTTTGGTAGAGTTTCATCCACTCTTGATAGTTTCCAGTCCCATCTAAACCTACATCGTATGCTCTCCAAACAAATGGTTCACTATAATCATCAGAAGTCCAAAACTCCATTTCACCATCATTATTGGTGTAGTTAAATCTAATACCCGCACCATCATTAGTTCCTGTCGGAACAAACTTTATCATTGGGTTAGTACCTGTCATATTAAGATTACCCGATAACGATCCTCCCGACAATTGTAGATATCTATTGTCTACATCAACCGTATATGTGTCACCATCATTTCTTGTAAATGTGATTATACCATTACCACTATTAAATGTGGCACCTGTTGTATACTCGTCATTTTTCACATACCCTTC